AACCAATCAAAATGAATCAAATCTCTGCACACCAAGTCAAGGTCTTCTTTGCGAAGCTCATTGCCTCTATCGTTATCATTGGCGGCCTTATGGGGTCAATGGCTATTGTTGAACTAATTGCTGGACTTTAAAATGTTATTTGAAATTGATGACCTTCAGATGTGGCTTGAGGACTCTCACGAGATGCCACAGGCTTATTGGGATGCCGTAGAAGCAGGAACCGACCAAGAGTATCTTGCGGAATGGCTTGGCTACGAATCACCAATGAAGATGTACACGTACGAGATGATTATTGAGTACAAGGAAGAATCCTACAACGAGGATGGCTACACCAACACCACCGCATACCCCACCTCACACATCAGCAACCCACCTACCAAGATGGATATGCAGTTGTACTACAAGTGGATTAACTGGGCAACGTCAGTAGCCGCAGATGAATACTAAAATGAAAACACCATTCACCGTGTTCTTTGAGAACCATCCCGAGTTCAGCGATGCCACAAAGGAATCCTACCTTCACATTGAGAAGATGCACATACAATCAGCCTACTTCACGGGCAAGGTGCAGTACGATAGTGCCAAGACCGAAGAAGAATTTTGGTTGCAGCGTTATGAAGATTAATCAGCTTGACCTGTTTAGCGGAATCGGTGGATTCCATCTTGGCTTTGAGCGAGCAGGATACGAAGTCACATCCTACTTCTCGGAGATAGACCAACACGCTATCGCAGTTTACAAACATCAATTCCCAACCTCTACTTATGTCGGATCAGTTACAAATGTTCGGGGAGCAGACCTTCCCCGAATTGACCTCATCACTTTTGGAAGTCCTTGCCAAGATTTCTCATTGGCAGGAAAACGAGCTGGGATGGAAGGAGAAAGAAGTTCTCTTGTCCTCCAAGCAATCCGCCTTATTAGCGAATGCCGACCAAGTGTATTTGTCTGGGAAAATGTTAAAGGCACGTTCTCCTCAAATGATGGCGCAGACTTTTGGGCAATTATCCAAGCCTTTGCCAACATTGGGGGTTATAGACTTGAATGGCAACTGCTTAATACAAGTTGGTTTCTACCCCAAAACCGAGAGCGGATATACCTTGTCGGATATTCTACAACCACAGCAGGAGATTGGCGAGGAGTATTTCCTATCGGAGAAAGTCATAAATCAAATCCTGTCCAACGAGTCCAAATAGTAGGCCATCGTGGCACAGGTGGTCAGCAAGGATTCATCTATGGCGAAGATGGTATAGCGGCTACTCTAAACGCCTGTAGCTACAAAGACCCGATGAAAGTACAGGTGCTTGATAAGCGTGGCAACCACAAGAAGGGCGAGAATGCCTCTACGCTTGTCGCTGGATATTACAAGCAGCCATCTGATGGTGATTACTTGAAAGTAAAGCAAATCGGCACGAGGCGTGATTCCAATGGCGGAACGCAACCATATCAACAAGACCGAGTATACGATGCTGATGGTATTGTTCCTGCTCTAAATCAAGGCAAGAGTGATCTGATTCTACGAGTCAAATCCGCCACAAGTTCTGGTCACGAAGAAGCAACAAGCGGTGATAGCATCAACCTTTCTCAACCTAATTCAGAAACACGAAGAGGTCGTGTAGGAAAGCAGAAAGCCCAAACGCTTGAAACGAGTTGCAATCAGGCAGTAGTTCAACCAAACTACACCTACGAGAAGGTCAACGAAACAATCCGCAGAAATAAATTCGTAGAGGGTGAGGTCAAAGCAATGGACTTGTACAACAAGAGCCTCCGTGATGAATCCCCTACACTTACGCAGCCAGAACACAACGGCATAAGTTTGTTTGATGGCTACCGAATCAGAAGGCTAACCCCTATTGAATGCGAACGCTTACAGGGATTCCCCGATGATCACACCGCCTTTGGCAACTACGATGGCGTAGTCAAATCAATGAGCAACACCCAACGCTACAAGCAATGCGGCAACGCAGTAACCGTTGATGTTGTGTCGGCAGTTGCAAAAAATTGTTTACCTTTATTCAAAACCAATCAACAATGAAAATCATAGAACTACTTGATGGCAGCACTTGGGATTTAGAAACCCTAAAGAGCCGTATGCACGATGATGACTTCTACTACGGCAACCTCTCAAAGAATGCCCTGTCATCTTCAGCGTGTAAATTATTATTAACCTCACCCAAGACCTACCACTACGTCACCAAGTACGGCAGCGAGGATTCAGATGCCTTCTCGGTAGGCAGGCTCGTTCACCTGATGGCTCTTGAGCCGCATCGTGTGGAGGAGTACAACGTGATTGAGGTACAGAGCAAGAACGCAAAGGCGTGGCAGGAAGCAAAAGGCCAACGCAACATCTGCACCCGTAAGGAGATGGATGAAGCGCAGCGCATTGCTGATGCCCTACTTCGGAATGAATACTTTTTGTCAATGATTCAAGGCTGCGAGTTTGAGCAACCTGCAATCGGATTGATAGAGGGCATCCCCTTCCGAGCAAAGGCAGACATCATGGCTGATGGCTTCTTGGCTGATTTGAAAACAACAACCGACCTACGGGCGTTCCCTTACTCTGCAAAGAAGTACGGCTACGATGTACAGGCGTTCATCTACACTCGGTTGTTCGGTGTGCCGATTGACAAGTTCTACTTCATCGCTATTGACAAGGCGAGCTTGGATGTGGGTATCTACTCCATCACTCCTGAGTTCGTAGCAGAAGGCGAGCGTAAAACGCTTGAGGCCATCCAACTCTACAAGCAGTTCTTCATCTTGGGTGAGGACTTGGATTCGTACACCATCTTCGGTGAGTTGTAAAGTGGGAAGGGCTACTGAACTATTGGCTTTGTCAAATATGACAAGTGAAGAACGAAAGCGGTTTGCCTACGGCAACAACGCAGCAACATACTTCACTCACATCACAATAACGAATGATCTTTTAAAATCAGTAAAACCAACGAGAAATGAAAATAACTAACGAAATAAAAAACGAAACATTGGTATGGGTTCTTGCATCAGTATCTGATGTGGAATTACAATCACAATGCGATAAAGATGAAATTGTAGTAGAGCCTCACGGCAGAAAATCAATGCCTGTATATGCAAGCAAGGATTGGGTAAAGCCCCTATCTAAAAATGAGGTTAGAGAATACTACAAGGAAATTGAAAACCTTTAACACAAACGAGAAATGAGAGAGCAATTTGTGCGGATAGCAATGGCTCGCCTACGCAGCATCTATCCGTTTAAACCCCAACGCCAAGCAGTTGCTGCTCGTATGTGGGTTCAATATCTTGAACGCTACGCTAAACGTGAGTGGGAGCGTAACGAAGAAGAAATGAACAAACGTATGGACATCATCGGGCAGAACGGCAACACAGGCGAACACTATGAGTAGACCGTTCGTTGTAGCCTTCCACAAGGTAAACTCAGGGGTAGCATACCATCGTGTGTTTGCCCCTTTGATTTGCCACCAAGAGGCAGACGTAATGTTCGTTGAGAAAATCACGGACATTGAGCCTGAGGTATGGCCTAAGATCACTCACTTCTTTTCAAGCCGTGCATTCCCTGTTGAGCCGTTTGATGACTTCGTTAGGCTCTGCCGCAAGGAGGGAATCAAGCTAATCGTGGACAATGATGATTGGTGGGTGCTGCCTCCTAACCATCCCCTCAACGGATTCTACGGAAGGCAGATGAAAGACCGCATCATTCGGTCTATGAAAGCAGCAGATGAGGTATGGGTAACCAACAAGCACCTCGCTTCAAAGGTGAAGAAGTACAACACCAACATCCGAGTAATTCCCAATGCCATCAGCGTACCCACTTGGCAGATCAACCGAGAGCCATCAGAGAAGGTGCGCTTCGGCTACATCGGAGGCAACCATCACCAAGCGGACATCCGAGATTCAACCATTGACCTATCTGGTTACGAATCCTACGTAGCAGAAGTAGATGGCTATCCAGATATGATGCGAGCAGCATACAAGCTACCAACCATGCCTCCTACGCACTACCATCGCCTATATGAATACTTTGACGTCAGCCTTGTGCCGTTAACAGGAAGTGAGTTTGCTAAGTGCAAATCACATCTAAAGATGCTTGAGGCAGGATTCAGCAAGTGCGCTCTTATTGTGAGCAACACGCACCCATACGAACCCTACATCACCAAAGACAACTGCATTGCGATTAACCACCCAAGTGAATGGGCAGCAGCAATCAAGAAGCTAAACGAAAACCCCAACCAAGTCCAAGACCTATCGGATTCGCTATACGAGTACGTGCAGGATTTCACGATGGACAAAATAAACGAACTGCGATGCTTTACATTGTAACCCCATGCTCTCGCCCTCAGAACCTCAAACGCATTAAGCAGTACATTCCTGAATGGGCTACTTGGGTGGTGATGATGGATGCCTCTACCGACTTCAGAGAAGCAACAGGCGCAAACGTAACCCACTACTCAAAGAAGACAGGACATTGGGGAAACCCCCTACGCAATGAGTTCCTTGACCTCTACCAAGACCAATTCACTCAAGATGACTGGGTATACTTTCTGGATGATGATAACATCCTACACCCGAAGTTCAACGAGCAATGGTCAACCATCCATAACCTTGACTCCTCAATCGTAACGTGGGGACAGGAGGGAAGGCTTCGCCCTACCGACCAACCATCAGTCGGAAACATAGACACCGCTTGCTATATGTTCAAACCATACCACCTACCCAAGCTACGCTTTGAGAACATCTACGAAGCCGATGGTCTATTCGCTTCTGCTGCCGCACGGCAAGGCACACTCATCTGTGTAGATTCATATCTTTGTTACTACAACGCTTTACGATGAAAAGATACCAAGACATTGAAGGGTGGTTCAACCACCAAGCAGCATACGACTTCCTGCTATCCCAAATCCCAGAAGGCGGCACGTTCGTAGAACTCGGTGCGTGGCTCGGTAAGTCATCGGCTTACCTATGCGATAAAGCAACACACCAAAACATCACCATCGTAGATACGTGGAAAGGCTCACCTAATGAACTTGATACAACCCACAAACTCGCAACGCAGGTAGATATCTACGACCTATTCGTTGAGAATATGGGAGAGCGCAAGTACAAGGCCATCAGAGCAACATCCAAAGCAGCAGCACGGAAGTTCAAAGCCGAATCACTTGACGTGGTGTTCATCGACCTTACCCATACCTACGAGGCAGTAAAGGAGGATATTCAGTTATGGCTACCCAAAGTAAAGAAGGGAGGCTACATAGCAGGAGATGACTACCACGAACATTGGCAAGGAGTAATCCAAGCCGTAGATGAACTGCTACCTCACGCCACGTTCATTGATGACTGTTGGCTTTACCGAAAGTGATGGAACAAAAGAAAGTTTTAGACGTCTGCTGCGGCCCAAGAGGGATGTGGTTTGACAAGTCAGATGAGAGGGCATTGTATCTTGATAGGAGATGCGAGGACTACGAGATTGCTCCAAATGCCGCATACCCGAATGGCGGTGTGTTAACAATAAAGCCCGACATAGTTGGTGACTTTACTAATATCAATCAGCCTGACAATTCATTTTGGCATATTGTTTTTGACCCACCTCACATCCCTCAACAAAATCCCAACGCATTGCTAACAAAGCAATATGGTTCTTTGACAGGAGATTGGAAGGAGATGCTCAAAAACGGATTTAAAGAATGCTTTAGAGTATTGAAACCAAACGGAACGCTCATTTTTAAATGGAACGAATGCAGAGTTCCCGTTAAAGAGATATTAAAGCTGACTGACCAAAAGCCACTATATGGTCACAAATCAGGAATCAAGATGCAAACTCATTGGATTGCATTCATAAAAGAATGAAGAACCACACAAAGGTCTACCTAAAGGGGATGGGCTACGATACCACCGATTGGATTCCTTGCGAGGTATGCCAAGCACAGGCCGTAGACATCCACCACATAGAGGCACGTGGTATGGGAGGCAGCAAGGATGCTGACCGCATTGAAAACCTAATGGCTCTATGTAGAACCTGCCACGTTGCATATGGTGATATAAAGGAATACAAAGAGCGGATGCAAGCAACACACAACCACCACCTTGCAAAAAGGGTTATTTAGTTGAATTATACAATTCCATACAATGCCATTTGAAAAAGGAGTAAGCGGCAACCCTGCTGGTAAGCCAAAGGGAGCAGCAAACAAAACGACCAACAAAATACGTGAGGCATTCCAAAACCTCATTGAAGCCAACCTTGACAATATGACCTTATGGCTCACGCAGGTAGCTGCTGATGACCCGAAGGGCGCACTTGACCTACTGAACAAGATGGCGGAGTACACGACACCCAAGCTCGCACGGGTGGAGAACTCCCACGAAGCAGCAGATGAACTCACCCAAATCAAAGTAGAGATTGTCCGTACTCCAAGTCAAGACAAGTGAACTCTTTGAAAGGAACTACACCGCACCCACACGGATAGTAGTTAATCAGGGAGGCTCTCGTTCAGGAAAGACCTACTCCATCTTGCAGATGCTGATTGTCATCGCAATGCAAGAGAAGGGTAAGGTCTTCTCTATTGTGCGTAAGTCGCTCCCATCGCTCAAGATGACCGCATACCGTGACTTCTTTGAGATACTCCGCAACATGGAGTTGTACGATGAGGCTCGCCACAACAAGAGCGACTACACCTATACCCTCAACGGAAACCTTTTTGAGTTCATTTCGCTTGACCAACCGCAGAAGAAGCGTGGAGCAAGACGTGACTACCTATTCTGCAATGAGGCCAACGAGCTTTCTTGGGAGGACTTCTTTCAGTTGCTGGTTCGTACCACAGGCAAGATATGGATTGACTACAACCCATCAGATGCCTTCCACTGGATATACGACCGACTGCTAACCCGTGATGACGTAACGTACATACAAAGTACTTACAAAGACAATCCGTTCTTGGATGCCTCCATCGTAGCAGAGATTGAACGCCTCGCAACAACCGATGAGGACTACTGGCGTATCTACGGATTGGGTGAGCGTGGTATGAGCCGTGCCACCATCTTCCAATTCGGGATGAACGAGATACCTGCTGACGCAACCTTGCTTGCTTACGGGATGGACTTCGGCTACACCAACGACCCCACCTCGCTTGTTGCGGTGTACAAGTCGGGAGATAATCTGTACGCTGATGAACTCATCTACCAAACAGGACTCACAAACCCCGACATCAGCAACAGGCTAAAAGACCTAAACCTTGACAGGCGCACGGAAATATTTGCGGACTCTGCTGAACCCAAATCCATTGAGGAGCTGCATCGTATGGGATGGAACGTAAAACCCACGCAGAAGGGCGCAGATAGCGTCATAGTGGGTATTGATGTACTGAAGCGACACAAGCTATTCGTTACCCCACGAAGCAGCAACCTAATCAAAGAGATGCAGAACTACAAATGGGTAGAGGACAAGAACGGCAACCTCCTGAACAAACCCATAGACGCATTCAACCACGCCATAGATGCTATGCGCTACGCAACATACAACAAGCTATCCAAGCCGAACTACGGCAGGTATGCTATACGCTAAATTCTAAAGGTTATTTTATTAGATGGAACTGAAAGTAGTAGTACCAACCGACCTATCGGAGATCACCCTTGAGCAATACCAAAGGTTTGCTCGGCTTGAGGGTGATGAGGAGTTCCTTACCCACAAGATGCTGGAAATCTTCTGCGGCCTTCCGTTATCGCAGTTGCCCAATGTGCGAATCAAGGATGTGAGCCACATCACCAAACATATCCAAGATATGCTTGAGCAAAAGCCGAATCTAACCCCGAGTTTTAAACTTGGAGAAAATGAGTACGGCTTTATACCAGAGATTGACAATATTACCTACGGTGAGTTCGTAGACCTTGACACCTACCTTCAGGATGTTCAGAGCCTGCATAAGACTATGGCGGTATTGTACCGACCCATCACGTCAAAGGTCAAGAGCCGATATTTAATAGAGCCATACGAGTCAGCAAGCAAATATGCGGAGCTGATGAAGCAAGCCCCGATGG